GTGGATCTGGAGAAAACCCGAGGCAGGTAGCAAATATGTAATTGCAGCAGATGTTGCCCGTGGAGACGCTGGTGATTTTTCTACATTTCATGTCGTTAACAACGCAACGTGTGAAGTAGTCGCTGAATACATGGGAAAAATACCACCTGATAAACTAGCCGACCTATTGTTCGAGTATGGAAAGCAGTACAACGATGCCTTAATTTGTCCAGAACAGAATACCTTCGGTTATTTTACCTGCGTCAAGTTGAGAGATGATGGATATCCGAGATTGTATTACCAAGGAGCTTCAGGCGATCCATTTGAATTTAGGCCGACTGACCCAAACGCTGTACCTGGATTTTCTACGCAAGCTAAAAATAGAAGTCAAATATTAGCAAAACTCGAAGAGTTAGCTAGGAATAATAGAATAAAAATTTATTCACAACGACTTTATGATCAGTTACAAGCGTTCGTCTGGAGTGGCGCTCGTGCGCAAGCTGCCAAGGACGCTCATGACGATTTGATTATGAGTCTTGCTATAGCTACGTGGCTTGTTGCAGGAGATTCGGTAGCTAATGAACAAGCGACGGCCTTGGCGTACGCGATGCTGAAAGCGACAAAGGTTCAACAACAAACAAACATGCCCGGTGATGTTTCGAGTGTCAAACCAGTTCCTAACGCTATGATGGGTGGATTTAATCCGCGCCAAGCGCACAAGCCAAAAGATCCATCCCAAGTAAGACACGCGGATGCGACAGATTTTTCGTGGCTGTATCGATAAAATTATTTAAAGAGAATATCTATTAAAGTTAAGGAATCAATATGCCTAAGTTAACAATTTCTCAATTAAGAAAAATTATTTCAGAAGAAGTTCAAGTTCTAAGAGAAGGCGAAAAGGAAGACCAGGCCGCTGCTATGGCTCAAAACGCCAGTAAACTTCTTAAGGCAATTGAGTCTTTTAAGTCCGTTGCTTCTGCAAAAGCAAAATCTGGCGCAGATTCTTCCGGAACTTCTTTAGAAAAACATCTTTTAGAAACTGAGAAGATGTTAAAAAGAATCGTAGCTTCGCCACTTGAGTATGTGGATGGACCAAAAGTTGCTCCACAGCCAAGCGATACGGGCTCTAAAAAAATTACATTAAAACCAGCGACCTGACATATTAGACAGTATACAGTTTTTTAAAAGTTATTATTAAGAAACGAAAGAGCTGTCTCCCTAATTGGAGCGGCATAAAAAAATGGCAAAAGAAAAAGAATCACAATCATCGTTATTTCAAAGACTATCTAAGCTTTTTAAAAGTGGTCCTGTCGTCAAGCGCAAGATAAGAAATTTTGATACAACGATAGCCGTCGCTGACAAAACTAAGTCTTCTGGCGCATTACTCTTTCAAAAGTCTCTGGCTCCAACGTACGCCACGATAACAGCGAACGCGTACAATCTCTCAGAACGCCTGATGAGGTATCAAGATTTTAGCGAAATGGAATATTGTCTTCATGGCGACACCAAGATCGCCGTGCCTGGAGGCTATAAAACAATCTCGGAGTTGGCATCTGAATGTGAATGTAATCCTGACTTAACATTTTTAGTTTATTCATACGACCATAATCTTCAAAAAATTATTCCGACTTGGGGTAAACAAGCTCGTCAAACTAGAGTGGATCATGCTTACACAGTTACTTTCGACAATGGTCAACAAATCATCGGAACTCCTAACCATCGTCTCATGAAGCGTGATGGCACCTTCTGCAAGATCGAAGACCTCAAAACTGGCGATGCAATGATGCCATTCTATCGTCGGGATCTTTTCAACGGTTGTAAAGAAGAAGGCGAAGGCTATCGTTGGATCTACACGATGGACAGACGTTCTAAGATGAACGGATGGGTAGCTGAGCATCGAGTCATCGGTGAGATGTTGAAGGATTCTCCTCTGACAAGTGACGAAGTTATTCATCACAAGAACTTCATCAAACACGACAATAGACCTGAGAATCTCAAGGTGATGACAAGCGAAGCTCACCGAAAACTCCACGCCGAGATCCTCAATGGTGCCAAGTGGTCTGAACAAAACTCTGATTGGATTCAACAATTCAAGATCAATCATTCTAAGTTCATGTCCGAGAACAATCCTGCCGAAAGGAAGGACATCACTTTTGGAAGAATTTTAGAAGTTGCCGAAAGAACAAGGTTTAATTCTCAAAAGATGTGTGAAGTTCTTGATACCGACCCCAATGTAATCAAGCGTAAATTACGAAAGCATGGATATCAAGACTTCCAAACATTCGCTAAGGCGTACAACCCAGACTGGCACAATGCAGGATGGGACAATCAAGGTAAGAATAATCCTCGATATAATCATTCAGTTACCTTCGACAGAATATGCTCTATTTTTTCTAAAGGCACGTTGAAGAAGGAATTGGTTGATTCTTTACATACCACCGCTACGGTACTTGACAATCGCCTAAAGGAGCGAGGATATAAGAACTATACAGAATTTTCTCAAACCTACAACAATCTCAAGGTCGTCTCAGTTGAATATCATGGAGTGATTCCTCTTTACGACTTAACTGTAGATGGATATAAAAACTTTGCGACAGACACGGTGATTTCTCACAATACTCCCGAAATCGCTGCAGCAATGGACATCTACGCTGATGAAACAGTTGCGCAAGATGACAAAGGTAGAGCGCTTCACATTTACTCCGATAACGAAAAGATCAAAGAGATTTTAGAGGATCTTTTTTATAATACACTTAACGTAGAATTTAACCTTAGATCGTGGGCACGCAACCTTGTTAAATATGGAGACTTTTTCCTCTATAACGACGTGTCGCCTCAGTATGGAGTCATTAACGCGTTTCCAATTCCAGTTAACGAGATTGAAAGAGAAGAGAACTATGATCCAAACGATCCTTTTGCTGTTAGGTATCGTTGGGTTACTTTAGGTAATAGAACGCTTGAAAACTGGGAAGTAACGCACTTTCGCCTTCTCGGTAACGACATGTTCCTACCATATGGTTCATCAGTTATTGAGGCAGCTCGCAGAATATGGAGACAATTAATCCTTATTGAGGATGCGATGCTGGTTTATCGTGTTGTTCGCGCACCTGAACGTCGTGTCTTCTATATCGACGTCGCGAATATACCACCAGAGAACGTACCAATGTACGTTGAGGAACAAAGAAAAAATCTCCGTACCAACCAAGTGGTTGATCGCGCGACCGGTCGTCTCGATCTGCGCTATGCGCCACTTTCTATCGAAGATGACTATTTTATTCCTGTCCGCGGAGGCGAATCTGGTACTCGCATCGATACACTAGCAGGTGGCCAAAATGCTGCTGCGGTCGAAGACGTTGCCTACATCCAAAAGAAGCTCTTTGCCGCGCTAAAGATTCCAAGAGCCTATCTTGGTTACGATGAGATGTTGTCTTCAAAAGCAACTCTAGCGCAAGAAGACATTCGCTTCTCTCGTACAATCAACGTGATTCAACGAGTGTTGATATCAGAGTTAAATAAACTCGCGATAATTCATCTATATGCGAATGGATTCGACGCAGAAGATCTTCAAAACTTTACTCTAAGGCTATCCAACCCATCGACGGTCGCGCAGCAGCAGAAACTAGAACTCTGGCGTTCTAAGTTTGAAATTGCGGGATCTGCGCCAGAAGGTATGGGTAGTAAGCAATTCATACGTAAGATGATATGGGGCTTAACTGACGAACAGATCGAAGAGATAGACGAGCAACGTTATCAAGAAAAACTAGTTGATCAAGCTATCGAAGAAGCAAAACCTGATGAAGAAGAAACCGGCGGTGGCGGAGCAGGTGGTGAAGAAGAAGAACCTGCTGCAATTGGTGGTGAAGAAGGTGAAACTGGCGGTGGTGAAGAAGGCGAAGGGCTATTTGCTGGTGATGATATCAAGCAAAAAGAACCTGAAGTAGAACTATTAACTACAGGCGATGAGATTGACGATTTTTTGCCCGCCCTATTCGAAAAAGACAAGTTACCAATCAAAGCGCAATCGCAATTAGAAAAAGCGCTTTATAACCAAAGTCGCAGAAAGAAGCGACAAGATCACATGCCTAACTTCAAAAAAATGACAGACTACGATGCAGATGGTATGGGCATGAAAGACCCACACGGAATGTCTGATTTGAGAAAAGCGATTAATCCTTTTAGAGAATCTAGAAATCTAGAAGACTCCGGCAATGTAAAAACTAATTTGCCTATGTCGTTGCAGTCGACTTTGCAAAAGATGTCGATCACGTTACAACTCGATCGCGAAACTAGCGGGTTACTTTCTGAAGAAATAAACCAAGAAACACTAATTACAGAAGAAAACGATTTATTTATTGATGAAGATTGAAAGGGCGTAAGATGTCTAAGGCGCATAACAAAAAGAGAAACACTGCTTTACTATACGAGTTTTTAATAAGGACTATTTCAAGCGCCCTTGTTGAAAACGACAAGAGGAAATCATCGGTGGCCTTAAAAATCCTTCGTCGATATTTCAAACCAGGTACTCAACTATATAAAGAGTTCAGGATTTTTAACGCGTTGATTAAGACGACGGTAAGTTCTGACTCTGTTGCAACTTCGATCTTAAAGGAGGCCCGTACGGCGATAGAGACGTTAGATTATGAAGTGCTCGATAAAGAAAAGTCTTTATTAATCCGAAATATTAATCATGTAATAAAGGACGAAAACTTCTATGATCAACCGGTCGCCGAATACCGACTTTATGCCAGTATACAGACTCTCTTCAATGAGTGGCGAAAACCAGCAGGCTCAGCTGACATCGTTTCGCTAGCAAATTACGAAAATAAATTGCGCGAATGGCTGATTACCGAGAAGAAAAAAGAAGACCATACTTTAATTGATGAAACGCCAGGTACGACTCGACTTCTCATGAAAGTCATGATGAAGAAACTAAACGAAAAATATTCTGCTTTGAATGACGATCAGCGCGAAATTATTAAAGCTTACGCTTTTTCAACAGCCAACGAAGAACAAACTACAATTAAGAAAAAATTGGAAGAAGTTCGTCATGGTCTTCTTGACGCCATTAACGGTTATATGACGCAAAAACAAGACGACACATTCGTCATTAACAAGCTGCAGAACGCAAAATCAAAAATATTGTCAGAGTCTTTTGATACCATCGATGATGACACCGTGTCCAAATTTATGCTGTATTCAAACTTGCGTCATGAATTGACGTCGACAGAAGGAGAAGAGTCATGAAAGACTTACGTCTATTAAATTCTTACGAAATCTTCGATTACGCGCCGGAGATGATTAAAGAATCTCGCGAAAAAAACAACGGCAAAATAATGATGAAAGGAATCCTACAAAAAGCCGACACGCTTAATCAAAATGGTCGTATCTATCCTATTCACGTCCTAGAACGCGAAGTTCGCAATTATCAAAAGTTTATTGTTGAAAATCGAGCGCTTGGCGAATTAGACCATCCAGACTCCTCCGTCGTCAATCTAAAAAACGTTTCTCACGTTATTCGAGAAGCATATCTTGAAAGTGGAACAGTGTATGGAACTGTAGAACTATTAGATACACCGTCGGGTAAGATTCTTCAATCGTTAGTCGAGTCAGGAGTTAAGCTCGGTATCTCTTCGCGCGGCGTAGGGTCGACAAAGAAACAAGGTGATTATCACGTTGTTCAAGACGATTTTCAACTCATCTGTTGGGATTATGTTTCTGAACCATCTACTCCTGGCGCTTTCATGTTACCAGAAGGTCGCAGAATCACTTCTGCTGAACTCCAAAAAGTCTTTAATAAATCAGATAGAATTGACAGAATATTAAATGATATTATGTCTTATGGAGGCAAGAAGTAACATGGGATTGAAAGATCTAAGAACAGGTTATAATTCAGCTAATGAATTCATAGCGTCTGGGCTCCCGTGGGTTACTTCCTCTGTCGTTTTGCCAAATACAACTTTTGGCTATAGTTTTCCCAAAATTGCTAAAAGGATTTTTGTTTGGAATCACAACACGGGTAGTAACGTTCACGTTCGCGTTGGTTTTACACAAAATGGCGTAGAAAAAGCTAACTATTTTAAGATTGACGCCGGTGAGCAATTTGAATTCGACGCGAGAGTTAAGAATATATACCTTCGTTCAGACACTGCCGTCGATAGCCATCCAGTTAGCATATATGCTGAATTAGTCGGTATAGACACAGATCAAATGCCGATACTAACTGGTTCTATTAATGGCGTACCATTCTGGGAGGGTATAGGTTGATATGGGATTAACGCGTAGCCAATTAAAGTCGATCGTAAAAGAATGTCTAATAGAGATTTTAGCCGAAGGCATGGGAAACAACGTTGGTGAATCAATAAACGAAGTGAAACGTCCACCAGCGCAAATCAAACAACCTTCAACAGCTGCTGTTTTGAGACAAAATGCTTCCAAGACAAGAATACAATCTAACGCCTTAAAGGAAGCTATTCGTTTAGAAGCTGGTGGCAACGACATTATGGCTTCAATTTTAGCGGACACCGCAGAAAAAACGCTACCAACGATGCTGGAAAACGATAAAATGAAAGCGCCGATGCCATCAGGAAAAATTGAAACACTAGTCGCTTCCCACAACCCAGAAGAATTATTCGGTGAAGAGGCAGCGTCAAAATGGGCCGACTTAGCCTTCGTTGGTATGCAAAAGAAATAATTTTTTGTAATTCTTTTTGTATCAGAATATTTAGCAATGTTGCGCGGAGCGTATATATGAAACTTACAAGTAACTTATTAAAGAAAATTATTGCAGAAGAAGTGGCAAAGTTTGGCGAGATGGAGTCTACCGAGGATCGTGCAGCTGACGCTGTTGATCTCGATGCAGACGAACTTGGCTCTGATAAGGCCCTCGAAAAGAAGATCGATTACATCAAGGCGCTCAAGATTGAAGAAACACGCCTTCGTAATCGTCTTAAGAAGATCGTCGAGGTGCGCGCTCGACTTCTCCGCGACGTCTGAAATTTGTAATCCTTGAAAGGCGGTACATTATGGGAACACCAGGTAGCGGAAGATACACAACTTATTTACCAGTAAAAACTGCAAAGTTTGAGAGATTATCTAAGCTTTTCAAAGGAGGACTTGGCGGTCTTTACGATGGAAAAGAAACAAACGCTGGCGCTGCAGAAGCAGCCGTAGCTGTTGCTAAATCCGTGCTTAATGGCAAGGGCGACCAAGATCTATTCGGCAATGGAGTCTCGTTATCATTTGGTGAAGCTCCAAATACGACTGAAGTAAAGTGGAGCAAGGCAGGAGACCCAGCTAATCCTTATGTTGCAGATTTGTCATCGCCTGGACCAGGAAAAACAGACGGTGTTGACAAAGGTGAAGATCCAGGTTTCACGCCAGAAGACATTAAACCTACCTTTGATTCGAAGAATCCAACAATCAACACAACATCACCTTCGGCAACCGCACCTCGACTTGGTAGTATCTCTTTAGGAGAAAATTTGCAAGGTGGTAAGAGCTCAGTTGAATAATCGCTATTCAAACGATAATTAAAGAAGAGAGGTGTAAGAAGGTATGTCGAAACAATTATACGACGAAGCGCTAGCGGACGTTAAGAAATTGAAGGAAATTGCCGAAGATAATGCTAAAAAGGCATTAATAGAAGCAGTGTCTCCGCGTATCAAAGATTTGATTGAAGCCGAACTTTTAAAAGAAACTTCGGACGACAAACAAATAAGCGACGACCTTCTTTTGGACGATGGCGAACAAGTTACCGAGGTGCCAGACATGGTCGTTGCTCCACAAACAGCTATCGACCCAGCGGTAGCAGCTGCAATGTCATTACCCGATGAAGAAGGAAAAGTAACACTAGATCTAGACGCTATTGCTGTTACTCCTTCACCTCTCGATGCTCAATTCGAATTAAGCAACGAATCTATCAAATTGATCAATCCGATCGTTGAAAAAGTAAATGCAGCGACGGCTCTAAAGATTGAGTCAAAACTTTTTCAACTTAATGAGTCAGTAGAAAAGTTTCTGGACGCTAGCGTTGCCGTTAAGAAGACGATTAGCTACCAGCACAAGATTTTGGAGATGGTCTCTGAAATCGAGACATTGTACGAATATTTGCAAGAAACTGCAGGTAACCTTCAAGACAAAGGAGTCTACGAAGGCAAGTTAGAAAAACTATACAAACAACTCAACAAGCTCGTGGAGCAATACAACATGAAAAAGAACTTGAAATCATTGACTGAGGCTGAAATAACGCTAAAACTAACGAACGTCCCCGACGAAGTCGCGGACGAACTTGATGACCTCGGAGTCGACCTCGTAACTGATGAAGAGGGTGGCGAAGAAGCACCCGAAGGCGAGGAAGCTGAAGGTGGCGAAGAACTCGACCTCGGTGATGAAGAAGGCTCCGAGGGTGGTGAGGAAGAGGCCGGCGAAGAAGAGCTTGACCTCGGTGACGAAGAAGAAGAAAAGACTGAGGAGACTCAAAAAAAGGAATCTAAGCGATTAAGCGACAATACAATTGTAGAAATTGATGAATCTATGCTCCGTCGTGAGATCGCTCGCATGCGTTCTCTTCGCGAAGCCGCAGATGACGTTCAATCCTGGGGTCATGGCCCCGGTGAAGTTTCCGACGAATTTGAAGACGAAGATATGGGCGACCCCATCGTCGACGGCGACCTCACGTTGGAAGGTGACAAAGAACCAGCCGATGAGATGGAAATGGAAGTCGATGAGATGGCAATGGAAATGGACGAACTTGAAGAGTTGGTTCACCAAGCCGAAGATGCGGATAAAAAAGGCGGCCCATCACAGTATGCACAGAGCCAAGAGCAAAAGCGTCAACCTGAAGGTCAACAAAAGAAGCCACAACAAGGCAAGCAACAAAAGCCACAACAAGGCAAGCAACAAAAGCCACAAGAAATGGCCGAAGTTGATGATGACAAGAAGGAAGGCATGCATCAATATGATGAAGCCGACGACGACGAGAAGGACAAGAAGGAAGTCCAAGAGGAATCTTTCCGAGTTCGTCTCGCCCGCGAAGCTCGTGTTCAAACAGAAGCCAAGAAAAAGGCTAAGCAAGCAAAGCAAGAGCAACAAAAGGCAAAGCAAAAGTCGCAAGCCAAGCAACTTGAGGCACAGCAACAAGCTAAGAAGGGCCAAAGGGGTAAGGCAGCACAAGCCAAGCAAGAAGCACAAAAGCAAGCAAAGAAGGCCAAGCAATTGGGCGAAGCCTACGCTTATTACGCGAATATTTTCAACGAGTCAGTGCGTCGCACTGCCAAGTTGCAATCGGTTCTAGCTGAGAGCCGCAAGGTGGCTAGCCAAAATGGCGCCGCAACAAGGTCAACGGTAGAGACCTCAACGCTCCGTAAGAAGTTGGCGGAAACGAATCTGTTCAACACAAAACTACTCTATTGCAACAAACTTCTTCAGAATGAGTCGCTCACAAAGCGCCAAAAGGCCGACATTATCGAGCGTCTCGACGAAGCAAAGAGCGAGAGAGAAGTCAAGCTTGTTTACGAAAGCCTCGTGAAGACGCTCGGTGCTTCCTCTTCGAGATCTCTCTCGGAAGGAACACGAAGAGTCCTTGGTTCTTCGTCGCAAACAACACGTCCAGCATCAACGGTTCTTAGCGAAGGCTACGAGGCAGATCGCTGGGCGAGACTCGCAGGTCTTAAGTGATTCGTTTTTAACAACAGTATTTTAGGAGAAACACATGAAACAATTTACACTACAACACCTCGCGCAAGGCATCAAGGAAAAGCATGTCGGTGCCGAGCGCGCTCGTTTAACAGAGAAGTGGAGCCGTACAGGTCTCCTCCGCGGCCTCGACGGTCAAAAGCGTGAGCTTATGTCTCAGCTCCTCGAGAACCAAGCAGCACAAGTCCTCAAGGAGAGCAACGCTCTCTCGACCGGTGGTGGTAACCTCGTTGGTTCTGGACAAATCCAAGGCTTCTCTAACATCGCATTCCCAATCGTTCGCCGCGTGTTCGGTGGCCTCGTTGCCAACGAGCTCGTGTCGATCCAACCAATGAGCCTTCCATCGGGACTCATCTTCTATCTTGATTACACCTATGGCGCCGACGTTGGCAAGCCATCTGGCGTGGGCGGCGAAGTTTATTCCCGTGGCCAATCTATCTACAACAACCCAGCTGGTAAGGGCGTACGCTCCGGATCTCTTGCAACAGGTGGTATGTATGACCTCGTTGGCGCAGGTTACTCTCGCGTCACGGGCTCGATGACAGCTCTCAACTTCGCTGCAGGATCTGTTTATTCTGGTTCTTATAAGGGAGCTTCTGCTCTTACCTGGACAGACGGTGGCATCGTTGCTTCAGCAGCTGACTTCTCGGGCTCCAACGCACGTTGGCTCGACTTCGACTCACAAGTTGAAACAGCTGTCTCCAACAACGACCTCGACTTGTTCTTCGTCTACGTCCCAACGTCTGCAATCACAGCAGCAATTCCAGGCGCAGACCTCCTCGCAGTTGACCAAATTGCAATGTTCAGCGGTTACGGTGCCAATGCAACAGCATGGGGCGAGACATACCAAGGTGGCGACGGCGTCCTCAACCTTCGTCGTCTCAATAAGCGTGGTAACTTCAGCACAGGTACTGGCTTCGTGCCAGACGCATTGAACGGTACATACGTTCAAATGGTCCTCAAAGGTGCAAATGGCCTCTCTGTTTTGACAGCAGGAACCGGCGCACTCTCCTGCGCAGTTTCGACGAGCCTCTCTGTCGATAGCAGCTCAGGTGCAACAGTCACGGTGCCATCTTTCGAATCCGACTTCGGCGCAACACCAGCTCCAGTTATTCCAGAGATCGACATCAAGATTGAGTCCATTGCGATCACCGCAGAGACCCGCAAGCTTCGTGCCAAGTGGTCACCAGAGCTCGCGCAAGACCTCAACGCATACCACTCGATGGATGCCGAGGTCGAACTCACCTCGATCCTCTCCGAGCAAATTGCTCTTGAGATCGACCGCGAGATTCTCAACGACCTCGTGACAGCTGCTAACGGCGCCAACTACTATTGGTCACGCGCTCCAGGCAAGTTCGTCAATAAGGCAACAGGCGCTGCAGTCACCCTCGCATCGTCCCTCTCCATCGGCCCAGCCTTCACCGGTACGGTCCGCGAGTGGTACGAGACGCTCATCGAGACAATTATCGATGTCGCCAACACCATCCATCGTAAGACTCTCCGCGGTTCAGCAAACTTCCTCGTTTGCGGCCCAGACGTCGCAACGATCCTCGAGGCTTCTGTGCTCTATAAGCCAAAGTTCTCGATCGACGGCGAAGGACAAGTTGGTTCGCCATTCACCATCGGTGCAGAGGCGATCGGTACGCTCAGCAACCGCTTCACAGTCTACAAGGATCCTTACTTCGTTCGTAACAAGATCCTCGTCGGCTACAAGGGCGGCAGCTACCTCGAGACAGGTTACGTCTACGCTCCATACGTGCCACTCATCGTGACACCAACAATCTTCGCACCTGAAGATTTCACTCCTCGCAAGGGTGTGATGACTCGCTACGGTAAGAAGATGGTTCGCAGTGATTTCTACGGAACCGTGACTTGCTTGGATATGAATATCATATGATAGTCGGAAACGACCATCTTTGACAGGAAAGGCCTTCGAAAGAAGGCCTTTCGTCTTTTTAGTCCTATTTTTTTATAAAACGTAAGTAACCACGTATGTTTAAATCATGATTACATGTAAAGAATGCGGTCAGGAATGTTCTGCTCAAAATGCTTTATGATATCATTTACGGTCTCATGATTTGAAAATGTTGGACATTTTCTCATACGTTTAGTAATTCCAAAGAATTGTTCACGTACATCTTTAAAAACCCTGTAGAAAATTCACAAAGTTTTCAGTTTGGGCAAACCAATTGCCCCTGCTTCGTTTAATTAGTTGCGCTGATTCGCAAAAAATCAACCTAAGGTTGATAAATTCTACACCGTTAGGTGTTTGTGAACCTACAAGTGTTGGTTCATAAATTTAAATATCAAACATTTTAGAAAATGTCTAAAATTGTTTTAGTGGATTGAAGCATAATGGCAATTGGCCACACTGTTATTGTGGAACAAAGCTTCGCTATAAAAAAGGAGGCTTTTCTCGTTCCTGTTCCAAATCTTGTGCCGTGACAGGAACCAATAATCCGATGTCAGGGAAAGACCGGAGATAAATCTCTGAAATTTGGATTGAAAAAGGACTACTGAATAATTAGAGAATCATTCAGATGGTGCTAAAAAGAGATGGAAGATTCATGGAGCTAAAATTAGAAAAATGATGAAACTGATGAACATAAAAACATGATACGCAAATCCAAACAATTTCAATATGATTCAATCCATCATACACAGATAAAATAAGGCAAGGTGTTAATCGTTTCTGGGTCGAGTCGCACCTTGCCCCTATCCTCCGTGAAGCTGCGCCGCACCGTGCAATCAAGTTATTGTCAGAGAACAAGATTGGGCCGCAGGCATCGTTCAAGCGAGAGACGATAGTCAATCCGTGGACAGGAGAAGATGAGTTCATGCATTCATCACGGGAGTCCATCTTCTTCCGGTCATGTATCAATCGCCAATATGAAGTGACGAAGAATCATGGAATAACGATTCCGTACCAACATCAAGACGGGACGATGAGAAACTACATTCCTGACTTTTTTGGTAGAGAGGATAAGGCGTTATATGAGATGAAGGGTCGCCACGACGCCGTGGACCAGACCAAGTGGGCCGCCGCGAAAGCTTTCTGCGAGAAGCGCAATTGGTGGTTCGTGATGATGCTCGCCTCGGAAGAAGCTTGATTTTTACAAGTCGCGTGTAACCATAATTTTAGATTAACTCCATCTGAATAGTTCTTTGAGAAGGTTCTTTAACGGGAATCTTCTTAGTTTCTAGAACGTGATTTACACAATTAGTTTTATTAATATAAGAAAACCATGGTGGTAAAATTACCGATTTTATCTAGAGTCTGTGGCGACTGCACGAAGTGCTGCGAAGGATGGCTCGAAGGTATCGTGCATGGTTATAAGATGTTTCGAGGTTGCAACTGTCACTTCTTAGAAGGGGCGTGTAGCATATACGAATCTAGACCAGAGAATCCGTGCAAGAGTTACAATTGTGCTTGGATGTCGGAGGACGTCATTCCAGGTTGGCTAAAACCAAATTTATCGAACACAATAATAACGAAAAGATCGACTCGAATTCCTACCGAAGAAGGAATGAAAACGATAACGTATTACGATGTTATAGAAGCGGGTGACAAACTAGACTCGTCTGTCCTTAATTGGTTATTACATTGGGCGATAGATAACAAGCTAAATATTGCATACGAATTAGAGGGTAAAGTTCATGTAGTTGGAGACGACGACTTTAAAAGGTTGTTGAATCGATGAAGAGTCGAAGAAAGCACGGACAGCCGAAACTTCACAAAGATCGATGTGAGATATGTGCTTTCGATATCCCAGCAGCCCTAAACGTTCACCACATAATTCCGAGATGTGATCCAAGATGCACTAATGACAACAATAATTTAGCCATCGTCTGTCACACGTGTCATGATCTAATTCACGCAGGTGAAATTACGATTATTGGAGTTTATTCTTCTACGGGTGGAAGAAAGTTATTGTGGTTTAGAGAAGGAGAAGACCCACCTCTCGAAAAAGAATTTTGGTTAATAAAAGAAAATCCATTAGTATCAAGAAAAAGAATGACAAATAAAAATAAAATTTGAAGTTAATTTCTTGTTATTTGTTATTTGTAATCGCGAGCGTATTATTACTATATGCCAATAAGTT